GAAAAGGGCACTGCTCATTCCCACTCATGTATTATAGCATAAAAAAAGACCCCGTGGGGTCAGTGTGCCACTTATTCAAGTGTCCCAATCAGTCTTCATAAACTAAACATTCAGGTTCTGATGGGTTAGAATCACAATAAAGTTCAAGTGCAGTGGGATCATGATGATCACCTGCTTCAATTTCTTTCTGATGGTGCTCTACATAATCTTCTAATTCATGTAGCTCACCTTCAATGTGACGACGTTGATTAGGAGAAGTTAGAGGGTTGTCAAGGATTTGTTTATCTACCTCAATATGCTGCTCGATTGTGTCCATGCGAAGTTTTGTAATTTGTTTTACTTATTTATTTTGATTAATGGTTCAAACTGCTACATTTGCACCATTTTTGAGTCTTTGAACCATAGAATCAGCAAGTGCTTCCATCCTTTCGGGATGAATTGCACGGATTCCTGCCTCCTTTAAGGCAATTTCCATACTTTTCTCCTCTGTTTCTGTCAATTTCTTGCCATTTTGGGGAAGAGTCATAGGTTTCTTGCTTTTACTGAGATATTTTAGCGTTTCCGCACAAAATTAGTTAGTAATTTAAGGTTTTCTTTGTAATTGATTTACAAATATTATGTTAGGTTCCTGGTGTCCATCCGTATCCACCCTCTTTACCAATCTTATCAACTTCTTGTTGTAAAGGAGAATCGAATGTTAACTGATTTCCATCATACCAAAAATTTTCCCATTGTTTTATGGATTCTGGAGATCCATCTTGTCCTGAAAAGGCAATGGTTTCTTGCTTTAATACGGGTGTTGATTCACCTTTCAAAAGTTCTAAAAGTTTCTTACTATGCTTATAGCATGTTTCATGATAGTCTCTTCTCTCTCTGACAGTTCTTACAATTGTTTCATACACTTGTTGTGGGGTATGTGGAGACTCTAATGATTCTTTCACCCAATCGGATAACATATTCAGTGAGTAATCTTCGTGCTCATCAAATGGTTTCATCTAGATTATCTTTGACTAGGGTCTCTATCATAGTGCTAATTTCTTTACTTGTCAAGTTATTCAAAAAATTCCACTTAGGGTCATCTTTATCCCATTCTATGACGAATGTACCATCGTTATTCTGGTTTACTTTCAGACTGTCTTCCATTTTTCTTTAATTGCTTTCTAATCATTTTAGCATACGTAACCTCTTCTTGGGAATACCAGTTGGGATGTTTTTTGGATCTTTTGATAATTTTTTTGGTTGCTTTTTTGTCGGATAAATCCACTTTAAGTTTTATTTGAATGTTTTAAGTATTTAACAACTTTGCATTAAAAAACCCTCTTGCGAGGGTTAATCGTATTAAATTCTCTGAATAATCAAGGCGGATGCAGATAAACTAACATTTTTTACCTCTAACTGACTGTGTGCAAACTTAAGCTAGAACCTCCCGACAGATTCTTTTACAGACTGACTGATTATTGTCACATTCTACCAGACATTCGTAATACTCGTTGATCATATTATCAGAAATTTCAGACTTGTTTTCCTCCAGTTTAAAACCTGCTAATTGATTAAATGATATTAGATTGTGCATGATGAACCTCCATGTATTAGATAAGCAAAAGACATAATATAAAGATTTTCAGGTCATCGTTCCTCCGAAGTTCTCCCTAATATTTATCATGAATTGCTGACATTTGCAAGTTTCTGAAATAAAAATTTATGCCTAGGATGATGTGCTTATCTTGATATAGTCTTAAGAACTTCTTGTTGTTTGAGGTAAAGTTTCATATAACATTTACATATATCTCTCAGTTCATCAGGAGTTAAACCATCAAGATCACGAGACATCTTTTCATAGGTGAATTGCCTACTTGTAGTTTCTAAAGTAATTTTTTCTGGATCCATAACTTTAACTATAGTTCTTTATTAGTTATATTATTGCCATCTTTTTGTTTTGAGATAATCCAAAACATCATTGCGAATATCCATCAGTTCATGATAACATTTTTGATTACGAGCACAATCACGGAGAGATGCATCAGGTTTAATCACGGATTCAATAAAGATATCAAGTCCACGATTCCACTTTTCCTGTTTGCCTTCGCAATCTTCAATGCTGTTTTGATCCTTCATCGTTTTTTCTTCATATTTTTTTCTATGTATGAAACAGCAGATGGATAATTTTTTGAAGTGTGAACGATTGATCCGTTGTTGATAATCACAAACTTTTTAGATTTTGCGAGTGGAACAGCTGCCCATACACCATCCTTGGTTACATAACCACTCGGATACCCAACTTTGTTTTCTAAAATGTCTTTATTGGGACAAGTGTAGAACTTTCGGTAGTCTTTTGATTCACTCATTAGAAGACGGCAGTGACACTTACAACTGTTGCCGTAGGATTACGTGCAAGTGCAGTTTTTCTTGCTTCTTCATAGTTCCGTGCGATGACAATCTCATCAAAGACTGTGCCGGACACATAGAGTTGAACTTTGCACTTCATGGGAGGTTCCCCTGATTACTTTTGTATTATAGCAGAGTGGAGCAGCGTTCTACTCCTGGTGTGACAGTTTTACTTCCGGACGACTGAGATTGCAGGTTCACCCTGCTCAAATACAGTGTCAACAACTGCCTGAACGCTCTTGGCAGTGCTGATTCCCACCTTATCAAAGACTGGCACGCAGACCAGTCCAAAGGTCTTCTCAGCACCACCCAGACGGATCACACGACCGATAGACTGACTGATTCCAATGTAGTTCATGTTTCGCATGAATAGAACTGCCTCCAGTCCCTTGACATTGATGCCTTCAGACAGAATAGAGTGGTGCATGACAACAAAACGAGTATCATCCTGACCCCAGGCATTCAAAGTCTTGAAGAATTCCTCACGGGAAACTTTCTTACCATTGATGATTGCACCGGTCTTAGATGTAATATACATCCAGTTGTATCCACGCTCATGTAGTTGCTGACAGAAGTCAGATTGACTTACCATACGCAGAATCTGCTTGGTAGAACGTGCTGCAATTAGAATCTTATTGAGTGAGTTTGCATCAATAGTATCAAGCAGATTCTTCTCATCAGATTGCTTGAAATCTCCCTGAGGCAGTTGCTGAACCACAACTTTAGGAGGAAGGATATAACCTTCTTTGACAAGTTGAGGTGCAGGAATGTTGCAGATGACCTGACCATAAACCTCAGGATCATTCATTCCTGGTTTGAATACAGACAACGAGTGCTTAGGAGTCGCAGTGAAGAAATAGCAACGATCAGAATCATTACTGAAGAACTCAGTTGCAGGAAAGAAATTACGTTGAACAGAGTTATGTGCTTCATCAAAGTAAATTGTATTTACTTCAATGTCTGCCTCTACAAGACGATGTAGTGAGTGATATGTGGTGAAGATGATGACATTCTCACCAGCAGTCCGTGCAGTATTAGCAAACAAGTGAATCTGCTCTGGTTTGGTGCTACTGAAGAACTCAACATCACCACTATGAACCTGCATCACATGAGTGTGAGTAGTATCAATTACCTCAAGAAACTCTTTGCAGAGTTGTTCTGCCAGAAGAATGCGAGGTGCTACAACAACAATAGTAGAACCATTATCAATATACTTTTGATTCTCAATAATATCATGTATCATACACATAGTCTTGCCACCACCAGTAGGGATGATGACCTGACCCTTGTCATATGCCAGCATCTCATTCAGTGCTTTCTTCTGGTGTGGGCGAAGGGTGACCAAGTGCTGTCCTGTTTGGTATGAATATATTATAGCAGAAAACCACCCCGATTAGGAGGTGGTGTGACAGTTTTACAACCGGTTTCTATAGTGTCTTAAAGCTTCCTCTTCAACCCGGACAAAGGTAGTCTATAGGGTTTTCATGATTCTGTCAAGTTATTACGTTGAACTTGTTACTGCCTCCCATGCAGAACCATTCCAGAAGTTAAGTTTGTTTGTGGTTGTGTTATACATGATTGCACCTTTGGGAAGGTTGCCATAACCACTCATTAAGTTTCTCTTGGTGCTATTGAATGTGGGGATTGCAAGTGAATCATATCCAGATTGGTTTTGTGTTAATGTTGCAACACCACAGAATACTGTGCCACCTGTGCTAACATTAAGTCTTCTGGATTCGTTGTTATAAACGATTGAACCACCAGGAACACCATTAGGTGCAAGAAGTTTCTTGGCAGTTGCTGTTCCAAATCCAGATTGAACTGGATTTACATTCTGATTACCACCAGCATTTGAGGACCAAAGATTAGCAATGATGTCAAGTTCTTCATTATTGACTGAAGGAGTAATAATGTAACTATTCATCGTGGTACTTGCCGTACCAACATCAAGAATAGATCTTGCAAAGTAAGTATTGAAACCAACTCGCATCAAATATTTTTTACTATCAGCATCATTAGGAACCATTCCTAAGTTAGTTGTTCCATATCCTGTTGTTTGAACACCAACTGATGGAACAAATAATCCAACTCCACCAAACATGGTGAAACCATTTGAGTCTGCCTGGAAATCACCATATGCAACTTGAGGAACAATTTGTCCTAATGCAGATGGAACTGACCTCGGATCTTCTTGCAATCCTCCATCAGCAGCTGTACTAACACCAAGTCTAGTTTTAGCAATGAATCCTTCAGTGGCATACATATCACCAAAAATTGTAGCCTCAAAACCACCTCCAGATGGGAATCCAGTTTCAGATACTGTGCCAATCCCTAACTTTCCGCCAACAAAAGTCTCTCCTAAGAATGTTCCGATGCCACTTCCAACTTGGAAATTGCGACTAACAAGAAGATCATTGAATGTTGAAATACCACTGGTTACATTAATAATTGCACTACTAGAAATTGGTAGAGCACTACCATCACCCAGAGTGAGTTGATTAGCACCTTGTCCTACGGTAAGAATACCTGCAACCTGTCCA